CATATCAGCTGCAATATCAATCGTATCAACAATAATACTTTGATACATTTCTTTTACAGCAGGTTTTTTCAACTATCTATAAACTTGTTTCATTTCTCCCCAAGAAGTAATATCTTGTGCCATAACACCAGGAAGGGCATTGTAGCCTTTTTCAAAGGCTAAAAGAATTGCACCCGGCATCTGTGTTGCAAGAGTCGTCTTACCAGTCTTAGGAGCGCCATAAATATAAGTAATATATCCTGTTAAATCTGTACTAACTTTATGAGGTTTAATATCTAATAAATTTATCATCTTATACTCTCCTTAAAAAAGGAAGGGAATAAATCCCTTCCCTATATAAAATCTATTCTCAATTTAAAAATCTTAATTAAAAGTTAAAACCACCTGCTGGTACGTTAGTACTTTCTACTTTTGCTCCAGCTGTATTCTGTTTTCCTCTTGATGCTTTATACTCATCATTACGCTTTTTAATTTCAGCAAGATCAAGTTCTCTATCCTGAATTGCTTTTGTAAGTTCTTCTTCTGTGATTGTGTCAGCTTCTCCAAAAGTATATTCAACTGGATTTGCCCAATCGACCTGCCATTCTCTAACAGTTCTTGTTACTGTTCTAACACTTGCAGAACCAAAAGCAGAAGCTTCTTCAATTTCTCTCTTAATTGTATTACTTACAATATTACCCTTAACTCTTGTAAATACAGGTTCCTTCGGAGAAGCTTCAAGACTTTCAAAATAATTCATACCTGCTTCATCTCTACAAATAATTTCAACAGGAAGAAGAGCTTTTCTAAAATTAAATACAGCACCTTTAATTCTTACAAAATCTTCTGTATTTTCATCTTCAGCTTCTACTCTTGTTGTAGAAGTAATTACAATATCTACATCAAATCTTGCTCTTTCATTTTCTGGTGGAAGTTCATTAATTGTATTAAGAAAACCACCTTCATTACGTTTTGCAGAAACAAGTTCACCATTCTGATTATAAAAATCATTAAGGGCAAGTGCTGTGCTTGCTCTTACTTTAAGAGCTGCATCTTTACCATCTGTAATCCAAGTTTTTGCACCATTAATAATATTATCAAGAACATTATATGTTGCATTGGTTTTTCCGTTGCCGGTAACTGCTGTTACATATGTATAATGAATCGGAATAACATTCAATCCTTCTTCATCAGTAGCAATATCAACTGTTCCAGAAATAAATTCTGTCCCAAAATTTTTTGATTCTTTATTCTGAACTGTTTTCTTAACAAGGTTATGCTGATAAATTCTACCACTTACATATTCTGCATTAATAAAATCTTTTTTCATATTATTTTCCTTTACTCTTTAATATTTATCTTTTAACTTATATAATTATTATATCATAAATTTTTTTATTTATCAAGGTCAAAAGTAATTAACTCATATCCATATGGTAAGGTTTTAATCCAATCACAAAATTGATGCCACTCTGTGAGTCTATGATGTTTTCTTTGAGAATAGATGTTTCTTAATATTTCGTAATTCATTGTTACTGTTCTAGTTTGAAGCCATGACTCTGGAAGAAGTCGAATAAGTTCTTTCCAAAAAGATTTGTCTTTAGTTTCATTATATCTTTGACGTAATTCTTCTAACCAGTTTATATAAGTATTAAAAGCATATCCAGATGAAACGACAAAAGTAGGATCATTATTATTTTCAATAATAACATCTGTCATGTCATCTGTTTCAAAGCAGTCTATTGTAATAGGTGTACTACTAAGTTTGTGCATAGTACTTGTTGAATTAGCAACAGTACCTACTTTGTAAGTATCAAATTCTTTCCACCAGTATAAGGGAGCTGTTATATCAACAGATACCATTATTTGACGAAGAAACTTACGATCTGAACTACCAGCTCGAATCATTCTTTGAGCAAGATCAAGATCTTTAGGACCAATGCAAGCTACATCTACTATATCTTCTCCTCTACGAAGAATACCTTGACTATACCACCAATCCCAATATTTATCCCAAAGATCAAAATATTCCTTACTACCTTCTTCAATAGGTTGCTTATTTTCTTTAACTTTTATTTTATTCTAATTTTCTACCCAAGAAGTGATTACTTCATCAATATGATAATCATCATATTCTATATTTATAAGACCAAAATAACTATCTGATTTATTCCAGGATTCAAGAGGATTACGTAATCCTCTAAATGCTCCTTTAAAATTCATTACCTAAGTATTCTAAAATTTCATAATTTAATTATTTCCTTTAGTAGAATTATATCCAAATAAATCCGCCTGATAAAGTTCAATAAAATATTTTTCTTTTTCATCTAATTCTTCTTTATTACACTAGCATAGTAATTCAAAAGTAAAATTCTATAAACCCTCTTTTAACATGGCTTTATAAAGTTTATTACCAACTGGTGTATCTATACCAAGACCTGCCTTACAATGATCAGACCAACGTTTGTATATATCAACAGACTGTCCAATATAAGATTCGTCAGTTTTTATATTTGTAATCTTATATATTCCCATTTTAGTTTTATCTTTTAAAATAACAGGGAATTGCTTTTTAGCAAGAGGCTGAAAATAAGTTTGCCATATAAGCATAGAAAGTATTCTAGGCTTATGTAATCCTTGCTTTATATGTTCAAGAGTGTAAATGTCTTCAAGATCTTGCTTTAAAGGAAGTAAGCGGTAATTATCTTTATTTTCTTTTATTTCTTTTTCTTTTAAAACTGCTTCATAAGCAGCTTTGCGTGTTTCTTTGAGGTTATTAAGAGCCGCGGCGGCGCTGTCCTATTCCTCCTTGAGTCTGGTCATTTTCTTGATATGAGCGGCGTCCGCGTGTTTATAAGCTTCCTAAAGATTATCAAAGTATTTTTCAGCAGCTAAAGAACTTGCTGTTTTAAAATCTTCTAATCTTTTTTCTACTGTTTCTTTCTGTTGATTAAATAAATTATTAGTTTTCTATTCAAAATCTTGTACTTTAGCTAGTAATTTACTATTCTTTAGATATAAATCATTTCCAATATTCTATTGATCTTGAACAAATCTTTTTATACCTTCTAATTTACTCTATTGTTCTTGTATTAGTTTATTAAGAACTACTAAATCTTTATCTTGATCGTCAAGTTGCTAATTAAGAGCATCTATACTCTATTCAAGCTATTTTTTCTTTTTCTATTGCTATTCTAAATCTACTTTTCTAGCTTTTGTTTTTAAATAAAAGAAGATAGATAGACATAAAATAACAGCACATATAATTATTCCTATTGTCATAGCTAACTTCCTATTTTAAAATAGGGTTGAGTAAAACTCAACCCTCAATTTTAGTCTTCTTCAATCTCGATTTCACGACCTGCATCTGTAAGTTTAATCAACTTAATTGCCTTATGAGAACCATCTTCCTGCTCAAGTTCTGCTGGAATACGTTCCATAAGAGGAACCTCAACCTTTTCTCCATCAATTTCTTCTTTATGTCTCTGGAAGGCCATTGTGATAGCACCATTTACCTGTCTAGAAGTAAGACCTGTAGCTTCTGCAATATCTACAGCTGTAATGTTCTCATTTTCATGTGCCTTTACATAATCATAAACCAATCTACTATTTTCTTTAAGTTTCATATAAAATCTCCTTAAAATAAATTATCTTAATTATTATGTATTTATTATAACAAAAATTTTCTTATAAGTCAAAAATTTTTAAGAAAAAATATCTTCTAACAAACAGTCTGTTGCAGGTTTATCATCTCTTGTTTTTAAATAAAAACCATGTCTAAGAGTTTTTTCTTTATTATCTTTCATCATACATTGTATTTCTATAACTTTATTTAGATAATTCTCTGGATGAAGAGACATATCTTCACGCATATAGTCTGTTAAACCTGATGCAATAGTACCGATTGAATGAATATTACCTTCATTATCATAAGCACCTATTTCTATTGCATTTTTCCAGCCGTAATAATAATGTTTAGTTATGGGTTGATAGATATGAGGATTTTGTACATAATCATTATAATATAACCCTAAAGATTTAGAATATTTAAAACAACCTTCTTTATCTTGCTCTAATCTTTCTTCCCAATACTGCCAAGTTTCAATTTCTTTACCAGTGTATTCTTTGACAGGATCTTTAAATCCAATAATAACTGCATCTATATGATCTACTTGTTTAGCTTTAAGCATTGTCATAGGACGTTTACCAGGCTCATATAGACCAGTCTTCTTTTTTACGACTAATCCTTCTTCACCTTCGGATAAAGCTTTTCCGATATTGTGATATATTTCTTCCG